TTTGATAGTCGCAAATCAATTGATTACCAAAGTTTAGATTGGGCAAAGAGGGTTGTATTTGAACCTCTTAAAAAATATGATGTTCACATGATTATTGGTAATCATGATAGTTATTACAAGAATACAAATAGTACTAACTCACCACAACTTCTGTTAAAGGATTACCTCAATATTAAAACTTATTCTTCACCAACAGAAATTAAAATTGAGAACCTTAATGTTCTTCTTCTTCCTTGGATTTGCACAGAGAATGAAGAACAAACACTCAAGATGATTAAGAAGACTAAAGCAAAAATTGTGATGGGGCATCTTGAACTCCAAGGGTTTAAAGTAAATCGTCAAATTCTAATGGAACACGGATTAGAAGCAAATATTTTTAAAAACTTCACCAAAGTATTTTCTGGGCACTATCATACTCGTTCCGATAATGGAACAGTATTTTACCTTGGAAATCCTTATGAGATGTTCTGGAGTGATGTAAATGACCCAAGAGGATTTCATATCTTTGATACTGAAACATTGGAACATACCCCAGTTGATAATCCATATAAACTTTTTCATAATATTTACTATGAGGATACTAACTATCAAACATTTGATGCTCGTGAATATGAAAATAAAATTGTAAAGGTTATAGTTCGTAAAAAGTCTGATATTAAAAAGTTTGAACAGTTTGTTGATAAACTCTATTCTTCTAATATTGCAGAATTAAAGATTATTGAAAACTTTGATATTCGGGAATCAGAAGACTTTGAAGCATTTGAGAATGAAGATACGATTTCTATTCTGAATAGATACATTGAGGAAGCGGAAATCAATCTTGATAAATCAATCATTCAGAAAATGATACAAGAAATATATCAAGAAGCATGTGAGTTAGTTTAAATGTACATTCTAACAATTGCTGGCAGAGAACAAGAAGGTGCATATTCTGTAGTTGATGACGATGGAAATGATATTCTCTATCTTTTTCAAGAAGAAGATGACGCAACAAGATATGCTCTATTATTAGAAGAAGATGGCCATCCAGAAATGCGTATAATTGAAGTTGAAGATCGTGTAATGATAAAAACTTGTGAAATGCAAGGATATCAATATGTACTTATTACTGCCGATGATATTGTAATTCCTCCAAACACTGATTATGATTTTATTTAAGAATATAAAATATAAGAATTTTTTGTCTACTGGTAATCAATACACTGAAATTGACTTCACCAAAAACAAAACTAATTTGATTGTCGGTACAAATGGTGCTGGTAAGAGCACTGTTCTTGATGCTCTTACCTTTTCTTTATTTGGAAAACCATTTAGGAAAATCAATAAACCCCAACTTGCTAATTCTGTAAACGAAAAAGATTGCAGAGTTGAGATTGAGTTTACTATTGGTAGTATTGACTGGAAAGTTGTAAGAGGAATTAAACCTGCTGTATTTGAAATTTGGAGAAATAATTCTGTTCTAGATCAAGCTTCTGCTGCACTAGACCAACAAAAGTGGTTGGAGCAAAACGTTCTTAAAATGAATTTTAAATCTTTTACTCAAATTGTTATTCTTGGAGCAAGCACCTTTGTTCCATTTATGCAACTTTCTGCTGCTCATCGTCGTGAAGTAATTGAAGATCTTTTAGATATTAAAATCTTCTCTTCTATGAATACTGTAATTAAGGAAAAAATAAGATCTTTAAAAGATGAAATTAAGGTCTTGGATCTTAAGAAACAATCTCTCGCAGATAAAGTTAAAATGCAAGAGAACTTTATTGGTGAACTTGAGAATCGTGGAAATGAAAATATTCAAAAGAAAAATATATCAATTTCTACTCTTGACACTGAGGTTGAAATTTTTATGAGAGAGAGTGGTGTTCTTGAGGAAAGCATCTTTGAGAAACAAAAAGAAGTTGAAGAATATGTTGGTGCTGGGAATAAACTTAAAACACTTGGAACATTAAAGGGTAAAATCTCCCAAAAAGTATCTGCCATTACAAAAGAACACAAATTCTTTACAGAAAATTTGGTTTGTCCTACCTGCACACAAGAGATTGACGAGACCTTTAGAATAAATAGAGTTAACGATGCTCAATCTAAAGCAAAGGAATTGCAGTCTGGTTACAAAGAACTTGAGGCAGCAATCAAAGATGAAGAATTTCGAGAGCATCAATTCCTCACTCTATCTAAGGAGATTTTAAAACTTACGAATGACATTTCTCAAAACAGCATTAAGATTTCTGGATGTCAGAGACAGATCAGAGATTTTGAATCTGAAATTCAAACTATTACCCAACAACTTAAAAATAGAAATACTGAACATGAGAAGTTAGAGGAATTTAAAGAGAATTTAAAAACTACATACAACGAACTTTCTTCCAAGAAAGAATCAATAAACTACTACGATTTTTCTTACAGTTTACTTAAAGATGGTGGAGTTAAAACTAAAATCATTAATAAGTATCTTCCGTTGATTAATCAGCAAGTAAACCGTTATCTACAGATGATGGATTTTTACATTAACTTTACACTTGATGAGGAGTTTAATGAAACTGTCCAATCACCTATTCACGAAGATTTTTCCTATGCTTCTTTTAGTGAAGGAGAAAAAGCACGAATAAACCTTGCTCTAGTTTTTGCTTGGAGAGAAGTTGCAAAGTTTAAAAACTCAGTTCACACTAATCTGATTTTATTTGACGAAGTATTTGATGGTTCACTTGATGGATTTGGAACTGATGAGTTTCTAAAAATTATTCGTTATGTAATTAAAGATGCGAATGTTTTTGTAATCTCTCATAAAACTGGACTTGAGGACAAATTTGAAACTGTCCACCGTTTTGAGAAAGTCAAAGGTTTTTCGCATATAGTGTCTTAACTGGATAAAAAAATGCAAGTACCAAATCGGTTCCACCATTCTAAAAAGGAACAGAAACGAAAACTTAAACCGCAGGCACTCCGACAGGCAAAGGCACGACTTAAGGCATTCAAGAATAAGCACTCTGAAAAGAGTGTTTTTTTTTTATAAATAATTGAAAAGTAGTTGTAAGATGAACTCACAAGAACTTCGTGCCCTTCAAGAAGCTTATATGGAAGTTTATGAACTTGATGAAGATGGATGGCAACCTCCTACTCAAAAAAAGCAGATAAAATGATGAAACAGGCATCAAAACTTCATCGCACTGCTTCTGAAAGAGGTGAGCCTGGTAATCCAGAAGCTGAGAAAAAGCATACACAGGCATCTAAGATATATTTTATGTCTCGTAGAATGTCTGATAAAGCAAAAGAAAGAGACAATGAAGCAAAAAGAAAAGAGTTTGTTAAGGAAGACCTCTACGACATCATTCTCTCACACCTTCTTGATGAAGGATATGCTGATACTGAACAAGCAGCAGAAGCAATTATGGCAAATATGAGTGAAGATTGGAGAGAGAGTATTGTTGGGGAAGTTCTTGACGAAGAATTGAGTGGTTCAAGAAAGGGGAAAGCATCTGAAATTTTAAATAGAAAATTAAGAGATGTTGAAACTTTAAGAAATCTTGCTGGTCGCAAAAGAACACAAAAAACTGATTATGGTTCTGGAAATAAAGCAGCAAGAAAAGCAGGTAAAGAAGTAAAAGATAGTCGTGTTGTTCAATCTGATAACTGAACCACTTCTCAAACTGGCACACAAGGGGGTCGCAAGACCTCCTTTTTTTGTATGATAGGTTCATACGAATAAAACCGATGCCCGTCAACCACGAAATTAAGTCTCAACTCGCAAAGCTTCTTGCAACCGAAGACCTTGTGGTTGAGCATAAGAAAGTTGAAACTGCCTGCTTTAATGTTCATACTCGGGTTCTCACTCTTCCTCTGTGGGAAAAAGCTAGCAATAATGTTTATGATTTGCTTGTATCCCACGAGTGTGGACATGCTCTTTTCACTCCAGATGAAGATTGGTTGGAAGAACATAAGATCCCTCAACAGTTTGTGAATATTGTTGAGGATGCTCGTGTAGAAAAATTAATGAAGCGTAAGTATGCTGGGCTTGCAAAAACATTTTTTAATGGATATAAAGAACTTCATGAGGATGACTTTTTCTCTATTGCTGATGAAGATGTTTCTACTATGAATCTTGCTGATCGAGCAAATCTTTATTTTAAAGTAGGTAATTTTATCTCCCTTGATTTTAATGTAGAAGAAAAAGAAATCATTGACTTGATTGCATCTTCTGAAACTTTTTCTGATACATTTGTTGCTGCAGAAAAACTTTATAACTACTGTAAGAAAGAAAAACAGGAACAAGAAGAATCTCAAGAAGCTCAAGGAAATTCAGAATCTCCTGCAAATGAAATTAAAGAAACTCCTGATTCTTCTTCTGAGCAAGAGGGGGATAGTGATAACTCTCAACCACAACAAACAACAGAAACTGGTGATACTCTAGGAGATCAAGTTTCCCAAAGTTTTATTCAACAAGAAGAACCTGAAGTTCACACCACAGGTAACTTAGAGAATAAAATTCGTGAACTTACAAACAATGATGGACGTGAAAATGTTTATGTTCAGATTCCTCAGGTAAATCTTGATACGTTAATTGCTAAGAACTTTGATGTTCATAAAGAAATTGATGCTTGTTTTAAATTCCAACAAGACAATCATCCAGAAGAAAAACTTTTTGAAAATGTAGACCAGCAATTTAAAAAGTTTAAAGTTTCAGCACAAAAGGAAGTTAACTATCTGGTAAAGGAGTTTGAGTGTCGCAAGGCAGCAGACAGCTATGCGCGTGCTTCTACTGCCCGCACAGGAGTTCTCGACACTGCTCGTCTACATTCCTATAAGTTTACCGAAGATCTCTTTAAGAAGGTTACTATCATTCCTGATGGTAAAAATCATGGACTAGTATTTGTTCTTGATTGGAGTGGATCTATGCAGAATGTTCTTTCAGATACTTGCAAACAACTCTTCAATTTAATTTGGTTCTGCAAAAAAACTTCAATTCCTTTTGAGGTCTATGCATTCACTAATGAGTGGCGTCGTGGTGAATATGATTATGAAACAGGTAAGTTTGGTTCTGCCGATAGAACTCCACACTATGAAAAGAAAGAAGGTTTGCTTCAAGTAGAAGACGGATTTTCTTTGCTGAACCTTCTCACCAGCAAAGTTTCTCAAAGTGTATTGGAACATCAAATCCTAAATATCTGGCGTCTTGCCTCTTGTTTTGGAAACATCTACTCTTGTGGGTATACTCATCCTAGCCGTCTCAGTCTTTCTGGAACACCACTGAATGAGGCACTAATTAGTCTTCATCAAATTCTTCCCAAGTTTCAAAAGGAAAATAATATTCAAAAAGTTCAGTGCATTGTTTTAACTGATGGTGAAGCAAGTCACATTCCTTACCACGTTGAAATAAAACGTGCCTTAGATAAGGAAACTTATATGGGTGTTAATCATGTTCAGTCAGAAAGAACTTTTTTACGTGATAGAAAACTTGGCACCACTTATAAGTTTGAATCTGGATATCACGAATTTAGTGATGTTTTTCTTCGTAACCTTAAAGATAAATTTCCCTCAATGAACTTTATTGGTATTCGTGTTCTTGCTGCTCGGGATGCACATCGGTTTATTAATCTCTATCATTCTTTGAGTGATAAAAACTATGTGAAGATTCAAAATGATTGGAAGAAACTCAAAAGTTTTACTATCACCAACTCTGGTTATGATGCATACTTTGGGATTTCCTCATCTGCTATCTCTGAAGAATTTGAGTTTAAAGTTTCTGAAGATGCGACAAAAGCACAAATCAAATCGGCTTTTGTTAAATCTTTGAAAACCAAGAAACTTAATAAAAAAGTTCTTGGCGAGTTTGTTGGATTGATTGCTTAATAAATAACTAAAAAGTGCTATAAAAATGAAGACCTTTAAGCAATTTATTACAGAGGCAGGAGATTACTGGCATCCAGATCCAGAAAAGGATAAGAAACTTCCTGGTATAGGACCTAAAATGAGAGATCGTGAGGATAGAGGACAAAATACATCAGCACAAACAAAACCTGACTATAGCAAAAAATTAAAACCAGGTGAAACTTACATGCAGTTTATTAAAAGAAAAGCACGTAATGAAGAGTATGATTTGAGTGAAACTTCTCTTACTCGTGTGATGAGTAAATCACAAAAAGGTGGAATGGCAATTATGTCTGCTCAAAGAGGAGATAAATCTAAATCTGAAAACAAAGCACGTTCTAAGCAACTTGAAAAGGATGTAAGAGGTGCTGGTCTTCCTGGACCTACCAAGGTTGCTGGTAGATACACTGAAAATCCAGGAACAGATAAAGAAAAAAAAGTAGGAGAAAAATCTCACATTATTACTCCTGGAAAAAAAGGTAAAAGAAAATTCAAAAAAGCAATAGAAAAATTGGGTAAAAAATACGATCAAGATTCCGTTTTGATTCAACGTAAACCAGGAGGAAGTTCAACTCTCAAAGGAACTTCTAAAACATCTTGGCCAGGAAAGGGAAAGAATGTTAGTATAGGGAGCATGAAACCAGGTAGAACTGGTGAGTTTGATACCAAAGTTAAAAACAAAACATTTACAGTTGAGGATTGATTGTGTTAAAAAAAAAAAAAAATGAATGAAAACAAATTATGTGGAATGCCTTCCGTAGTTGACCATCAAAATCAAATTGTTTATTTGAAATGTAGTAGTGCCATTACTGCAATGGGTATTGGTGCTCTTGTGAAAAAATATTATCCAGGGTATACTGGAAAACTTGTAAGTATGGAGTATTTGGAGGATCTGAAAGACCAGTTGGTGAACTGACCACCTAGGGATTTGAAGCACTCCTTTTTGCTCTATAATGACTACAGTTGAAACAAATTACTCACGTTATGATCCGCACCAAAATGACCAACAATCAAATCCTAACTGATCTCCAAAACACCTTTGGCAAAGAATTTATTGCTGCTGATGTTCGTGGTTATTGTGCCTCTAAAAATATTTCATATCAAACTGTAACAAAACGTCTTGAAAACTTTAAAGTCGGCCGTGGTAAGTGGAATCTAGAAATAACTCAACAAAAGGTAGAAGAAATCGAACGTACTTTCCAATCTCCTGCTGTTCTTCCATCTACACCACAAAATCTTATTCCTGATACAGATGATACCTTCGTCAAGTTTGGTAATTTTAACGATATTAAAAAAATTATTCAGTCCCGTATTTTTTACCCTGCGTTTATCACGGGTCTTTCAGGTAATGGTAAAACGCTCAGTGTCGAACAAGCGTGTTCTCAACTTAAGAGGGAATTGATCCGTGTTAATATTACCGTCGAAACTGATGAAGACGATCTTATTGGGGGTTTTCGCCTTGTTAATGGCGAAACCGCATGGCACAACGGACCAGTCATTGAAGCACTCGAACGTGGTGCAATCCTACTTCTCGATGAAATTGATCTTGCATCTAATAAAATTCTTTGCCTCCAATCCGTCCTAGAAGGTAAAGGTATCTTTCTAAAGAAGATTGGTCGTTTCGTAAAACCAACTGTTGGTTTTAATGTGATTGCCACTGCAAACACCAAGGGTAAGGGTAGTGAAGATGGTCGTTTTATCGGCACCAATGTGCTTAATGAAGCATTCCTAGAACGCTTCCCCGTCACCTTTGAGCAGTCCTATCCTGCCCCTGCGGTTGAGCAGAGGATCCTGGAAGGATTTGCTCTGGACTTGGGTGTGGAAGATCGTGATTTTTGCAAGAGTTTGGTTGATTGGGCAGATGTAATTCGCAAGACCTTCTATGATGGTGGTATTGATGAAATCATCAGCACCCGTCGTCTTGTTCACATCATTCGTGCCTACAGTATTTTCCAAAATAAAGCAAAAGCAATTCAAGTATGTGTGAATCGTTTTGATGATGAGACCAAACAGTCATTCCTGGAACTGTATGATAAGGTTGATGTTGATTTTGTGATGCCTGTTGACGAGGAGGTAATTTCCTGATATAATGACTAATGCATGGTCCCTACTTTACGACGAATTGAAAATGTCTGAAAACTTTGAAATCACTTATGAGAGCTCTCTTCCAAAAGAACTTCCATACCCTTATGAATACAATGTTACTGGTAATGTTACTGTGAAGAGTGATGATACAATCAGTATCACTAATAAATCTCCAGCAATTCCCTGGAAATATAACGAGGAGAAGATTGTAAAAGAACTGCTAGAATATGTTCGTGGAACATATAATCAACACTATTCTGTTGGTGATGATAAAATCCAAACTCTGGATTTGATCGAAGCTTGTGGTGATGGTGAAGCATTCTGTCGTAGTAACATTCTTAAATATGCTTCACGGTATGATAAGAAAGGTACTGCTCGTCGCGACATTATGAAGATTCTGCATTATGCTGTGCTTCTACTAAACTTCAACGATAAGAACGCAAAACGTGAAGTCTATTCTCAATGACAATGAAACTGAAATCTCAAATTATGAAACTCTCTGACAAAACTTTGACTCTTCTCAAGAACTTTTCTTCTATTAACCAATCAATTTTGTTTAAAGAAGGTAGTTCACTTCGTACTATTTCTGTAATGAAAAACATTCTTGCAGAAGCAACAATCGAAGAAGAACTTCCTAAGGATTTTGGTATCTATGATCTAAACCAGTTTCTGAATGGACTCAATCTACATCAGAATGCAGAACTTGATTTTGTAAACGAAAGTTATGTTGTAATCAAAGAAGGTAAATCACGTTCCAAATACTTCTTTGCTGACCCAAGTGTCATCGTGACACCTCCTGATAAATCTATCTCACTTCCCTCTGAAGATGTTTGCTTTGTTGTTGATACTAAACAACTTGATAAACTTCTGAAAGCTGCTGCTGTATATCAACTACCTGATTTGTCTGTGGTTGGTGAAGCAGGTGTAGTGAAATTGGTGGTTCGTGATAAGAAGAATGACACCTCCAATGACTTCTCTATTGTAGTAGGTGAGACTACTGATGTCTTTATCTTTAACTTTAAGGTTGAGAACATCAAGATCATTCCTGGCAATTATGATGTAGTTATTTCACAGAAACTTCTTTCCCGGTTTAATAACACAGGATTTTCTGTAACTTACTGGATTGCTTTGGAACCTGATTCTACTTTTGGATGAACATACATCTGTAAGTATTCTTTTATATAAATAGTTATGTAGTTAGAAGATAGTCAAATGTATTGTTTGGAATGCAATTCTCCTCTCGTAAAAAGACAAAAAAAATTCTGTTCTTGCAAGTGTATGAATGTATATAATGCAAAAGAATTTGGTATGAAGCACCGAGAGGAAAATCCAAATAGATACAAAATTTGTGAAGAATGCAATCAATCATTAAATCTCAATAAGTTTAGTTTAATTGAAAAATGGAATCCAAATTCTGACACTAAAAATACTTGCAAAAAATGTTCCATAAAAATAAGACAAACTGAAAAATTAAACAGAGATTGGAAAGTTGATGCTGCCAGAATTCTTTATAAAAATATCAAATCACGATGCAAAAAAATAGGAAGAGAATTCTCTATTGAGTTAGAAGATATTATCATTCCAGAAAAATGCCCTGTATTTGGATTTGATTTGAAAAGAGAAGATAGACAAACTTGGATGTGTGCGCCAAGTGTTGATAGAATAGACAATTCCAAAGGGTATATAAAAGGAAATGTTACAGTTGTCAGCAGAAGAGCAAACATTCTTAAAAAGGATGCTACACTAGAAGAGTTAGAGCAATTATTTAATTATTATGAAACTTTGAGGAACTAATTTTGAATATATTCGTTACTTCTCCGTGTCCAAAAGAAAGTGCTATTGTACTTCCTGACCGCCACATAACGAAGATGAGCCTAGAGTGCTGTCAGATGCTCTCTATCGTGGCATCGGAGAAGTGGGGGCACAACTACGGAACCCTCCCTAAGACCGATGGCACCCCCTACAAGACCGATAAGGGTGCCTTCCGCAATCACCCCTGCACCAAGTGGGCATCAAGCACTATTGACAATGCCTATTGGTTAATCAAGTGGGGAATGAACTTGTGCGATGAGTATACCGTGAGGTATAATAAAACTCATTCGTGCTATAAGACACTTGTAGATGCTTACTATTTGTTTCCCAAAGGTAAGTTGACGAATGTAACTCCATTTGCTCGTGCTATGCCCGACGAATGGAAATATGATGATAGCATTGATACCTTTACAGCTTATAAAAGGTACATTGCTTCCAAACCTTGGGTGAAGGATAACTACCTTCGTATGCCCAATCGCAAACCGAATTGGATTTGATTATGAAATTAACTGAATATGTCAATTTTAACTGGGATGATTCCTTTCCAGGAGATAATGTAAAAAAAGCATTATCTGCTTTAGATGAAATGAATTTAAATCAAGAAGAAATATCTATTCTTGCTTCGATGTGCTATAAATCACTTGCAGAATTTCAAGGAGATTTGTTAGATAAAAATATAGAAACAAATTATTCAGTAGAAGAGATTAACCATTCTATGGTTATGATTAGGCAATCTTTGGATGATATTGCAGATAATATTATTTTATTTGATTAAACCAAACTACACAAAATGTCGTTTGGTTATAAATAATATCAGTTGCAACTTTTCTAATGGAACTGGACGGAATCACCTACAAGCAATCAAAAACCTATCCAGATATTTATGTTAGTGTTTGTGGTAAAATTCTAAATGTAAAACCAATTGGGAGAGTTGATAAAAGGGATGGTTATGTTGTAGTTCGTGAAAAAAGATTACATCAACTTGTGGTAGAATGTTGGGGTGAACCTAGACCAAAAGGCAGAGATTGGTGTATTGATCATATTGATGAGAATAAGTCCAACAACAAGATAGAAAACTTGAGATGGTTACCTCGTTCAGAAAACACAAGAAGGTCTCATTTGGGGAGGCCAGAACCCAAAAAAGGAAGATCACAAATGGAGGATGATGTAAAACAAAAAATTAAAAATCTTTCAGAGCAAGGATTGTCTCAAAGAAAGATTGCTGATATTATGGGTAAAAACCAACGAAGTATTTGGAATGTATTAAATGAGGTTTATTAATGAGTGAAAATTTCTTGTTTGTTGAAAAATATCGTCCCCGTAAAATTGAGGATTGTATTCTTCCTGATGGTATTAAAAAAACATTTTTGGATTTTGTTGAGAAGGGAGAAATTCCAAACCTTCTTCTTGCTGGACCCCCTGGAGTAGGTAAAACGACAGTAGCAAAAGCATTATGTGAAGAACTTGGAGTAGATTATTATGTCATTAACGGATCAGACGAAGGACGTTTCCTCGATACTGTACGGAACCAAGCAAAGAACTTTGCTTCGACCGTTTCGCTTCAAGGAACTGGCAGACACAAAGTCATCATTGTGGATGAGAGTGATAACACAACCGCAGATGTTCAACTCTTACTACGGGCGAATATTGAGGCATTTTATAGCAACTGCCGATTCATCTTCACATGCAACTACAAGAATAAAATCATCGAACCCCTCCATTCCAGGTGTGCTGTGGTTGACTTCACACTCAAAGGAAAACAAAAAACCGAGTTGGCAGGATCCTTCTTCAAACGTCTACAAAACATCCTGGATGCAGAGAGCATCGAATACGATAAAAAAGTCGTTGCAGAACTTATTAACAAACACTTCCCAGATTTCAGACGAGTCCTAAATGAGTGTCAACGATACTCAACAAGTGGGAAGATTGATGCAGGTGTTCTTGCATCATTCTCTGATGTTTCTGTAAATGACCTTATTAAGTATCTAAAAGAGAAGAACTTTACAGAGGTTCGCAAATGGGTTGTTTCTAATCTGGATAATGATGCATCTATGATTCTTCGTAGAGTTTATGATTCCCTTTATGATACTCTTGTTCTTGCATCTATTCCTGCTGCTGTTCTTGTTATCGCAAAGTATCAGTATCAGATTGCTTTTGTAGCAGACCAAGAGATTAATCTTCTTGCCGCACTAACTGAAATTATGTGTGAGTGTGAGTTTAAATGAAAGTAAAAACTTTTCCCTTAAAAACGTGTCTCCGTTATCCTGGAGGTAAATCTAAAGCAACTCAAACTCTTGCTCCTTGGTATCCAGAAAACTTCAAGGAGTATCGTGAACCATTTATTGGTGGTGGTTCTGTTGCTTTTTATACAACTCAGGCATATCCAGATGTTCCTATTTGGATTAATGATTTGTATGTTCCACTTTATAATTTCTGGATTCAACTTCGTGATAACGGAGAAAATCTATCTGAGAGATTAAAAGAAATCAAAACTAATGCATCTGACTTTGGAACTCAAGATGCAAAGGATGAAGCACATAAAGAATTGTTTAACCAAACTCGAATAGATATTAATAATCAAGATGGATTAGAAAGAGCAGTAAGTTTTTTCATTCTTAATAAATGTAGTTTTTCTGGTTTGACTGAAAACAGTACATTTTCACCAACTGCCGCTCGTTCCAATTTTTCATTTGTTGGAATTGAAAAACTAAAAGAGTACTCTAAACTCACTAAAAATTGGAAGATTACAAACATCGATTACTCTGAGGTAATGAATGCCGATGGAGATGATGTGTTTGTTTTTTTAGATCCACCATATGATATCAAAGATTTCTTATATGGCAAAAATCGTGAGATGCACAAATCATTTGACCACGATATTTTTGCAACGAATGTATATAAATGTCCTCATAAGTTTATGATTACCTATAATGTAAATGAAAAACTTCTTGGGTTGTATAAGGATTATTATCTTCGTGAATGGAAATTAAGATATTCTATGGCACATCGTGGAGAAAAGGGAACAAAGGATAATGTGAAGGTAGAACTTTTAGTAACAAATTATCCAACTGAAAAAGTAGGACCACTGGAGGAGTTTTATGATTGAACTTAAAGATTGGTTGAACTCTATTAATTTCACCAAAGAAAATCTAATAGAACAAGATGAAACCTTAAAAAAAGATTACCCACCTTACATCATTAACAAATGCTTGTCTGGGCATATTGATTGTATTCTATATGCAAATGAAATGAATCTTCATCACTCTTTAGATAAAGATATGCAATATTCCTTTTATCTAAATAGTTTGAGGAAAAAGAAGAGATTCTCTCCCTGGCTCCGAAAGGATAAGGTCAACGATTTAGAATGTGTTAAAAAATACTATGGTTATAGTAATGAGAAAGCATCTCAAGCACTTAAAATTCTAAATAAATCCCACATTGACTTTATAAAAAAACGACTTGAAACTGGCGGAATGAAATGATTAACCAAACAATTGAACCACAAGTAAATTGGACTCCTGACATGATGGTCGAAGTCACCTTAAACGAACCAGATGATTTTCTTAAGGTAAGAGAAACTCTCACTCGCATCGGAGTTGCATCGAGAAAGGAGAAAAAACTCTATCAGAGTGCTCACATTCTTCATAAGCAGGGTAGATATTATATCACTCACTTTAAAGAACTATTTGCCCTTGATGGTAAACACGCAAATCTGACTGTAAACGATGTTCAGAGAAGGAATCGTATTGTTCGTCTTCTTGCAGATTGGGGACTGATTGCGATTGTTAAAGAAGATTCTGTCCTTGATATTGCACCACTTAATCAAATTAAAGTTCTTCCCTTTAAAGAAAAAGGTGAATGGATTTTAGAACAGAAATACAACATTGGTAAGAAAACCAAAGCAGTAGAAACAGAATAATAAAGTAGGGAGTTCCACACTCCCTTTTTTTATTTTATGTGCTATAAATATGTGTGGATGCCTTCGGGGTCTACAAAACACAAACTCGCTTAAAAAGGAGCTACCATAATGACTAACCTTGCACGTTACACTGCTGCGGATCTACCTGCCTTGATGGATAGGATTACTCGCAATAGTATTGGAATGGACGAATATTTTGATCGTCTGTTTAATCTTCATGAAACAACTTCAAATTATCCACCATATAATCTAGTTCAAATCAGTAATGTAGAGTCAAGGTTAGAA